TATGAGTGCGTTCTCTGTAGGTTTGTATCCTTTGAAGGCTCTATGGCTAGATGATGACAGTCCTAAACAGATGGAAGTTGAAGTTGCTAACGGAGAGACTCAATCTTTTGATCTTACTAAGTACAAAATTGCTCCTCGTAGATTAGTTCATTTATGGGAACTGTTAGAGATTAGTCCTGTACCTGTACCGTCTAATCCAGAAGCTTTGTTACTTCGTGCAAAGGACAACATTGTCAGAAAGTTTATGTCTGACAAAACTCATAGTGCCGCAGCAGGACAATTGTTATCACATCAATTAGATGCAAAGATGGGCAACCTCACCGTTGCTGTCAAATCTTTTCTTAGTGGATTAGATGATGTAACTATAAGCAAGACTGTAACAGATGAAGCTTCCACAGAGTGCGATATGGAACTTGCTTGGGATGACAGTAAATCAAGGGCTCAGTTAGCTAAATGGGCTTCTGAAGATGATTCCGGTGACAAAGATACGATGGATTGGGGTAAATTTGCAAGAGGCTTTGCTTGGGTAGATACTGAGAAAGCTGATAAATTTACTTCTTATAAGTATCCTCATCATACTGTAAAAGATGGAGAGCTTGTAACTATTTGGAAAGGTGTTACTGCTGCAATGGCACATCTGTTAGGTAAAAAGGATGTGACAGATGGTTCTGAGATTTACGAACATCTTGCATTGCATTATACAGCTATTGAAAAAACTGCACCTGAATATGGAACTGACTATTCAGAAGAGTTTTTAAAGGCTGTGGAAGATGACACTTTGGAAGAGTATTTAAAAGCTCAGGAAGACGCCGGAGATGAGGAAGGTGATCCAACGGACACATCATCCTTAGAAGAAGGTAAGGCGTCTGTAGATGAGAATGCTTTGAAAGCTGTGTTTGAAGATGCTGTGAAAACCTTGCAGTCTAATCTAGATGAAATGGAAGAGACTATCAGATTGAGGATGAATATTCTCGTTAATATGATAGAGGAATTGCATCAAGATGTGAAATCGTTTAATGTTAAATCTGATGAAGAAGGCTCATCTGAAAATGAAGATGATCCGTCTGATGATGGAAAAGCATTCAATGAAAACTTTAACGAATTGTCAGGTCTGCTTCAAGGATTAAAAGGTCCTGAGTCAGATGACCATTCTGCTCATTAATTTATGATTTATTACTATTTAAGAGGTATTGACAATGGGATCTTCAATCGATCTGAAACAATTTGAGGAATTTGCAGTTTCTCTCAAGGATGCTTTAGCTTTATTTCGTACGCAGAATGATGAACTGGCTTCTTTAAAACAGTTAGTCCATGATATGCAGGTTAAAACTTTAGCTGTCTCCACTAACATGGCTTACAATCAGAAAACTACTTATGGATTTGTTGACCCTGAAGAGGCCAAAAAGTTCTTAGGTTTTGTAAAAGGTATTTTTCTTAGGGATCCTGCTGTCAAGGATATGACAGAAGGTACAGATTCTGAGGGTGGTTTTTTGGTACCTACAGAGTGGCGTGCTAATTTAATTCAGTTGTTAGAGACTTATGGAGTTGCCCGTCAAGGTTGTACGGTTATTCCGATGTCTCGTGAAGAGTTAGTGATGCCTAAATTGACTTCCGGTGTTCAGGTGTACTGGATTGGTGAAGGCAAGACTATCACCGAGACACAACCTTCATTCGGCGAATTGAAGATGGTTGCTAAGAAGATGGCTGCTTTAGTGCCTATGACTTCTGAGTTACTGTCTGATACAGCTATTGCTATAGCTAACTTGCTGTTAACTTTGTTTGCTCAAGCAATTGCAAAGGAAGAAGATCGCATTGTGTTTAGTGGCGATGTTTCCGGTGCATCTGATCCGTTTAATGGGATTATGTTTGATGGCGATGTTACCAATATGTCAATGGCTTCTGGTGCTACTGGTTTTGCTGATGTTGATGCAGACTTTTTAGCAGATGTGGTTGCTTCTGTAAGTCCTGCGACCTCTGGTGGTGCTAAGTGGTATATGCACCGTACAGTGTTTAATGTCATGCGTAAGTTACAGACCAAGTTTTATAAGTCTGATCTTACTTCCAACTTACCAACAGGTGAGTATATTTATAGTCAACCGCAAGGTACCGATCCTGGTACTATTTGGGGCTATCCATACACCTTAGTTGAGACTATGCCTGCGATCACTGCTACTGCTGCCGCTACGCCTTTTATGGTGTTTGGTAATTTAGCTCATTACTACATCGCAGATCGTCAACAGATGTCGATTGCACGGTCCGAGCATGTTGGTTTTGCTCAGGATAAGATTTATCTTCGTGTAATTCAAAGAGAGGCGATGGCTGCTGCTGTTGCAGAGGCATTTACTGTTGTAAAGACTGCCGCTTCTTAATAGTTGCGGAACCAAATTGTGTTGGGCATGGTATAATGTATTGTGTCCAACATATTTGGATAGTCTGTTAAAGGTGAAAAAATGATGATTTATTATGAAGTTAGGAAGAAATTCCTAGACTATGTGAATGGGTATGAATTTTTTAGGGGAGAATTTATTAATACAGAGGAAGAGGTTTGGGCACATAGAATGGGAGATTCCCTTTCAGAAGTCCGCAATCTTCCTCCTGATACAAAGGCAATACTTGTGAAAGGTACAGTAGAACAAAAGGCATTGGATGCAAAGGTTTTACCTGTTGCAATAGAAGAAGAGGAGGGGAATACAAAAGTTCGTACTCGTGTCCAAACTCGTGCTCCTATAGATAAGGTAGTAAGAGTCAGAGAAGGTGAACAGAAGTAATTTTGAATGGCCATAGAATTAGAAGATTTTTTGGAATCTGTGGTATTACAAGCTGCGGAGATTCTTCAGTTACGTGATCGGGACACTGAAGACCTAGCTGAAGATGATCCTATCTTAAAAATTTGTGCTAGACTTGCATATAGTCAAAGTGTGGCTTTTTTAAATAGACTTTTAATTAAAGATACATTTAAAGAACTTTATGTAGATGAAGAAACTCGATTTTGTTTAAAAAATACTCCTGTTATATCTGTAACCAATGTTTGGGATAATGAAGGGACTCTTTTAGTTGTAGATGAAGACTATACTATCAAAGGTAATTACATTAATTTAGACCCAACCGTTTTAGGGTATTCTAGCCTTTTAAGTTCTCAAGAAAACAGAACACGTTCGACAGTTGTTGTAGAATATATAGGAGGTTATCCACTTGGAGAAACCGATCCTAATATAGAAAGTGCATTAACTACTCAAACCCTTGTAAATTACAACAGAAAAGATCATTTAGGTCTTTTTCAAGTAACGGGTGGAACAACTTCGTCTAGGCATGGAGGTCAAATTAAAGTTACAGATACAGAAACTGGAGGTTCTGGAAAGTTATTTGGTGCTGTCCAACAGATGTTTTCTCTTTATGTTTATTATGGAGATGCTACTTCAGTAGAAACCTAAATGGCTACTCCTTCTTCAGGTGCTATTGTAGGTGCCCAAAAACTTCAACAAATTATTCATTTAATAGAGTATGAATGGGCTTTTGGAAAAGGTGATAGAGCTGCATGGCGTAAAACCTTTAAAAAGAAAGTTCTTCCACGTTATGAGAGATTTCTCAAAAAAGCAGCCAGAAAAGAAGCCAGAAAAATTTCCAAAAGGATGTCAAAAGGAGTGTTTATTGGTCATGGAGGAATGGGGAAAGGGGTCGAATCAAGAAGTATCCATGTAAAAGGTGAAGGTGCTAAGTATGCAAAAATCTTTGAGCATGAAGGTGCAATAAGAGCTAAAAATGCAGAAAACCTTACACAACCTTTATCTTTTGCACAAAAGAAGGATGGTTCAAAAAAGAAATCTTTACGACAATACTCAGATGCTAGGACTTTTACAATTGTTCCTAAAAGTATGGGGAAACTCACTGGACAAAAAGTTGTCTTTTTTAAACAAGGTGGTAGAGAAGTTGTTAGTAGAACAGGTAAAAAATACATTAAAAATCCTAGCAGCATAAGACCTTTGTTTAAATTAGTACCAACTATGCAAATTCGACCAAGATATTGGGCTACAAATGCAGTGGCACAAGCTAGATCTCAAATTCATCCATATATTCAGACTGCTATGGATAGGTTTTTCTCTAGGAAACGTAGATAGAGTTGTAAATGTCTAAAAGAGATGACATTGTTAATGAACTTATTCGGCGTTTGAAATTACAATTTTCAAACACTTATTATTTTCAAGGAGATGGAGGTGTTTGGGGCGTTTGGGGTAGGCAATTACCTGCTATCCATTATTATGAGATGCCTGCAAGTTGGGAGCTTGTGAAACCTGGAATGTATACAGTTACACTTCCTATACAAATTGAATATTTTACAAAACTTAGGTTAAAAACTGGTTTGTATGAAGAAGGTAGAGAAAAATTAGAAGAATTACAACAAGCTATTGAATTAGACGAAAGACTTAGTAAAGAGCTTACTCCTTCAGGGGATCTAGCTTATACTTACTCTATAGTGTCAGATGAGATTATAGAGGTCATGGATAATCTTTTAGGTGTTGGGGTTATTTATGAGATTAAGTTTACAGAAAGATTTTTAGGTTATCAAAAATATCGACATTGATAGGAGTTTATTATTATGGCATACGCCCCGAGTGTTGAAAACTATACTTTAGGAAAAGGTCGTCTGTTTTTCAACAAACACGATTCTACGGGAGCTCTTACTGGTGAGAAATCACTTGGTAATGCACCTGCTCTAACTTTTAGCATGGCTGTGGAAAAGTTAGATCACTATTCTAGCCAATCCGGTTTACGTGCCAAGGATAAGTCAGTTGTTGTGGAAGTCACACCTACACTGAATTTTACTCTTGACGAGGTTAACGTAAACAATCTTGAGATGCTGTTTTATGGCAGTTCTGTTGCTGCTTCTCAGATACTTGGTGAATCTTTAGACACCGCAATTACGACCTCTAGTACTCAAGGTTTGTATTATGAAACCTCTAAGAGGAACATCGGTATTTACAAACTTGTTTACACCAATGTTGCTGGTGGTCCTTTTACTGATGCTTTAGCTTCTGAAGAATCCATCACTGGTGGTACAAGTACAGATACTGCTACTGTAGCTTACGATGACACTGCTAATAACACCTTATATCTTACAGCTTGTGTTGACGGTGATTTTGAAGTGGCTGAAGAGATCACAGGTGGCACATCTGCTGCTACAGCGGACGTGGTCAGTGTAGCAACTTTTACCGCTGGTCAAATTGTAGCATTTGATGCAACAAAAACTACCATTTATTCGGCAGCGGACTACATAGTAAATTCGCATGGCGGTTTAGTAGGTATTGCTGAAGGTGGTACAATTGCCGATGAAACAGCGGTTAGTATTGCTTACGCATGGGAAGGTTCCACATACAAGGTTGTTACTGGTCTTACAAGTACAGCGTTAGAAGGTAAGGTACGTTTCGTATCTGATAATGCTGAAGGTCCACAGATGGAACTTCGTGCTTGGAAAGTGTCTCTGTCTCCTGATGGTGACACTGCATTTATCGGTGACGATTGGTCTACCGTTGCGTTTACAGGTGAGATCTTGAAGGATGAGGCTAATCATCCGACTGCTCCGTATTTAGAGCTGTTGATCTAAGGTGATTGTAAGGGGCTTCACTATATAATGTGCATGTTGTTATAGCATGTTATTGAAGCCCCTTCACAAACCCTTACAGTGTGCAAGAGGGGCAAGTTTGCCCTCTATTTTTAGTTAGTATTGGGGAATACAAATTATGTCAAAATCAGATAACGGAACCTCACCAAGACTTAGTGACAATGATTGGAATTCATTGTTTCCTGGGGAAGATTATAAGATAGGTTCTACAATTTTTAAGCTTGTACCTTTGTCTTTAAAAGATATTGCTAACATCACAGAAAAATTGTCTAGGATGGCAAATGTTTTTTCAACTGTGCAATTGACTTTAACTTTAGAAGATGTGGATTCTAGGAACATTGAAAGTATTACTGGAATTGTTCAGATCATTACGGAAGAGGCACCTGAAATACTTTCGATTTTGTCAGGTCTTCATAAAGATGATATTCAGAAATTGCCACTAACTGTAGCAGTAGATCTTTTCAATAAATGTTTGGATATTAATATTGAATCACAGGAGAGTTTAGTAAAAAACTTCAAATCGCTGGGGGAGAAGTTCAACAAGTTTCTGGGTCAGGAACAGACGGAGCCCGCAGTGGTGAAGAATCAGACCAGGGCTCGCATCTCGGAGAGTTGATCCAATTTTTAATTAGACATAATCATTCATGGGAAGCTATCAAAACATATACTCTTAGCGAACTAGGAGTATTTATAAAAGAAGCCAAAAAAGAAGAAGAACACTTATTCAGATCTAAAACTTTAGCAACTTGGACCGGAGTACATGCAGATGAAAAGCAAATACAAGCACTGATAAACGATAGTAATATTACCAGTAACTCTGCTAGTATTAAAGAAGGTCCTAAGAAAGTGCAGGACGATGCTAAGACACGGGGAGAATGGCAAAGACTTGCGATGGCTTTAGGTGGTCTGAAATAACTGGTAGTCTTTAATGGCAAGAACTCAAGAAATTGTTCAGGTACTATTTGATTTAAAAGATCAATCAGCTGCCGCAACAAAAAAGATTGTTTCTCAGTTAGAATCAGTAAATAAATCTTTAGAAAATCTTTCTAAAAAGAAACCTGCTGTTGCTGCTCAAAACTCTTTAAAGAGTTTAGTTAAAGTCAGCGATGAAGCTACAACAGCTCTAGCTAAATTAGATGCGGCTTTAAGTAAAGGTGCAATAGCTAGAAAGTTAGGTACTATATCTACTGCTGCTGATAGGGCTACTAAATCTTTAAAAGCTTTATCTTCAGGGACAACTTTAAAATCTGGAGGTATCACAACTGAGAGCAAGAAAATTGTTGCCGCCTTAAACAACATTACAAAGGCGGCAAATACAGCTTCTAAAGCTTTAAAATTACAGATAGGAAGTACAGGTGCTAGAGCTGTTGCAGCAGGTACCACAACAGCAAAAGGTGCAGTTCCTTCAAGTAAGCAAGAAGCACAAAATGTTGCGGTTACTACTGCTGCCTTACAAAATCAACAGTCTGCTACTGAAAGAGTAACACAGGCTACTCAAAAAAGATCTCAAGCTACTCAGCAAGCTCAAACAATAGATTCTACTCAAAATAAAACTCTGAAAAAAACAGGAAGTACTTTTTCAGAGATCCAAAATGAAATTTCTACTACAAGAAAGATTTTGGATCGATATAGAACTGCATTTGTAGGAACAGCTAAAACTCAACAAGATTGGGGAAGACTTTCTAAAGAAACTTCTGCTCAGGTAGGAAAACTTAATACTCAACAAAACAGATTAATCGGGTTGGAAACTCAATTACAATCTGTTGGTGGTAAAGGTGCTCAAAAACAATTAGCAAGTGTAAAAAGTCTTTTTAATAGTACCGAAAAACTTATTCAAGTTCAGACTAGATATACTAATGCTGCGGCGTCAAAAGCTGGTACATCTAAAAATCTGTCAGCAGAAGAGAAATCTGTAGCTTCGTTATCAGGTCATTATGATACGTTATCTACTAAGTTTAATAGAATCACAACTCTCACTAAAGAATATAACAGATCTTTAAATAGTATTTCTAGCACTGGTAAAGAAAATGCTTCTCAAATAGCAAACAGGAGTAACCTTCTTAAAGAAAATTCTAGAATTTTAACTGATATAACTGCAAAGTCTAAAGAATGGGGGAAAGCAGAAGGTAAGAATGGAAAACAGATTGCTTCTAAGTATCAAAATTTACAAGCTTCTGTTAATTCTTATGCCGAATCTCAAGGCAAGGTTATTACTGCTTTAGATAGAAGACGTTCTAAATTAGGCGGTTTAGTAGACGAAGGCAAAGCTTTATCAGATGTAAAAAAAGCTTATCAAGAACAGAATAGGGTTATCCAAGAAAGTAGAAAAGTTCTTGCTGAAAAAGGTAAGACAGAAAAAAGTTCTATTGAAAATTCTAAAGCATTAAAGGCTGCTAATGTTGCTTTAACCAAGTCTCAAAAAAGTGTAACTAAGAGTTTACAAACTTTATCTAGCTTAGAACTTATTCCTAAAAGTTCTGTTGCACCTATTCAAGGACAGCTTTTAGCATTACAAAAGACTGCAACAAAAACAGGTCAAGTTCTTACTAATAGATTAAGTCTTAACGAGCCTGTCAGGAAAGCTGGAATACAATTAAATCATTTTGAAAAGAGATTTCAAAAGCTACAAAAAATTTCAGTTAATGTAAAGAGTGCTATTGCAGACACCGCAGGTAATATAAAGCCTGGAATGAATACGGCAGCATTTGCAAATGCTGATCTTCTTCTTACTAGAGTAAAAACTGCTTATACAAAGTTAGGCAGAGAAATCACAAATACGTCAAACCCGTCAAAAACAAAAGGTACTGTCGCTCAAAGAGAGGCTTTTTCCAAGCTAGGTGAGTCTGTAAAATTTACTAGCGGAGAGGTCACCAAACTCCGGACCAATTTAAATAAAAAATCTGGAGAGATAGGTCCATATAAAGATATTTTCGCACAAAATCGTAATTTAGTATCTACTATGGTAGGTATGACGGAATCTGCTGCTGTGATGGGAAGAACAGTAGGTAAGTCTTTTCAACATATTGGAAATTCTCTTGGAGTTCCCTTAAAAAATGTTCAGAATTTTGCAAGTGCTATTACTCATTTAGAAAGCGAGCTTGTTCGTTTTAGATCAGGTGTTGTAACTTGGAGTATTGGACTTTTAATGTTTAGTACTGCTTTAGCTACACCTTTTATAGCCGCAATTAGTATTTTTACAAAGTTAACAGATAGTTTGCAACAGGTAGCTGCGGTAACTCGTGCAACACAAGATGAATTTGAAGGATTGACAGCGGCTGCAACTGAAATGGGTAGAACTACTCGTTTCACAGCTGAACAAGCTGCCCAAGGTTTATTATATTTAGGCCGTGCAGGTTTTACTGCAAATGAAGCTATTGAAGCTTTACCTATTACATTAAAACTTGCTGCTGGTGCTGCTATCGAGTTGGGCAGGGCAGCAGATATTGTAACCAATGTAATGACATCTTTTGGATTAGCTATTTCAGAACTTCCAAAAGCAGCAGATGTACTTACATTAGCTGTAAACTCATCTAATTCGACATTAGAAAATTTAGGTTTTGGTTTTACGTATGTAGGTTCTATTGCTAAAGGTTTAGGTGGAAATTTTGAAGATTTAATTGGAGCATTAGCTAAGTTGCATGATGCTGGCTTCAAGGGATGTTCTGATGCCCAAACCGAAATTTTAACTAGGAATAAAGGCTTCATACTATTCAAAGACTTAGACAAAACTGAAGAATTATTAACACTTAATCCAGACACCTTGGAGATGGAGTGGCAATTACCAACTGCATATCACGAATTTGATGTAGAAGAAGATTTATTCCATGTTGAAACAAAATCTGTCAACATGGCAGTAACAGATAATCATAGATTGTTTTTTGATACAAGAAATGGCAATCAAGTTGTAAGAGAAGCAAAAGATTTTAAAGAAGGTAGGTTCCATAGAACAGGTATTTGGAAAGGAACAAATCCTGAATTTTTCACTTTGTCAGGATTTGTACAAAATAGAGGGACTTGGGATAAACAAGTACAAGATTTAAATATACCTGTTAAGGATTGGGTAGATTTTTTAGGTTGGTATTTAGCAGAAGGTTCTTTAGGATTTGAAAAAGGTGGTAATTATAAAGTTGTAATTAGTCAATCGGATAAAAAACCTGAACAACTTAAAAAATTAACAGATTTATTAGAAAGACTACCTTTTCATTTTAGAGATGACAATGGAAGATATATTTGTGTAAATCAACAATTATATAAAGAATTAGAGACTTATGGAAAAGGATTTAATGGTAAAAGAGTACCTGAATATGTAAAAAATTATTCACCAGAAATTCTTCAAGTTTTTTATGAGGGTTTTAGATTAGGAGATGGAGATGATCAAAATAATTTATATACTAGCAATAAAGAACTAGCTCAAGATTTATACGAAGTTGTTCTTAAGTGTGGATGGGCAGCTCAATTAAAAATGTCTTGTCCTGCAGGAACACTTGTACATGTAAGGAAAGAAAGTAAACCTACTGTATCTACTGAAGATGCTTACATTGTTCAAGTGTCTAAATGTCATACTAATCCTTATGTTTCTATTGCACAGGAAGAAAATAGAAAAAGTACAAAACCTGTAGTAGAAAATTTTATAGGATGGAAACCTTACAAAGGTAAAGTTTATTCGGTAAGTGTTCCAAATACTATTGTATATATTCAGAGAAATGGTAGAGGTCATTTTACCGGTAACTCGATGGCGGGAACCTCATTACGTGGCGCTTTAGATGGATTATTTAATCCTACTAAACAAGAAGCAGAGGTAATGGAAAAACTCTCAGATAGAATGGGAGTACTTAGTTTTAATTTAAAAGATGCTGAGGGAAATTTTGTAGGGTTCACAAATGTCATCAAACAATTAGAATCAGTAGGTTTTACAGCAGAAGAAGCTTTAAAACTTTTTGGACAAAGAGCTGGTCCCGGCATTGCTGCGTTGCTTAGAATTGGATCTGATGCGTTAACAGATTATAGGGATTCTTTAGAAGATTCTGCAGGAACTACAGATGCAATTGCTGAAAAGATGCAAGCAACTTTGCAGGGTAAATTTCTTAAAGTCCTTTCTGCTGCACAAGGTTTAGCTGAGAGTTTTGGACATAGTTTAGAAGGAAGTTTGAAAGCAGGTGCGGATGTTATAGCAAGTATAATCAATTCGTTTACAGATTTGCGGGAAGCTATGGGACCTATAACTGTGATAGTAGATCACGTTGTAGCAGGTTTTGTAGCATTAACAGCGGCATTAGGTGTAATTACATTTACATGGTTCTTAATGCTTGTGCCAATTAAACAATTTGCTACAGGGTTTAGAACACTTACAGGATTACAAAGAGCTGGTGTCCATGAGCTTTTAAATTATGATGGCACCCTTAAGAAGACTAGAGGTTCCTTAGTAAAAAGAGCTTTTCAATTAGCTACAAATTCTAAAAGGATAAAAGAAAACACTGCTAATTTAAGAGAAAACGCCGCTGCTCTTAAGAACAATGCCGCTGCACAAAAAAGGCCTTTTATTGTAAAAAGAGGAGGTTCAGCAGGTGTAGAAGATTATGCCAATAAGACTAAGATGGCTGCAAATAGTCAAGAACGCCTCGCAAAGCAAACACGGAAAACCACGAAAGTTCAAGGAGTGCTTGGATCAGTTCTTAGTTCTATAGGTGATTTACTAGCGGTAGTAGGAGTAAAAGGTGCCGCTGCTTTTGCAGAAATGGCAATTGCGGCTTATGCTTCTATAGAGCTTTGGAAAACTGCCTCTGCCAATGCCTCTTTCCTTGAAAAAGTATTAAATGGTGTAAAGAATGCAGCACTTTTCTTGTTTAATGTAATTAAACTCCATCCTTTTATTGCTGCATTGACAGCCGCTGCTGCTATTGCATTTTTCCTAAGTAAAAGTTTTAAATCTACAGAAAAACAATTAGAAGCTACCATTATAAAAACAACTCAGTTAAGTACTGCTTTTGAAAGGGCTGTAAGAAGTACAGATAAAATACAAAAGAAGATTGCAGATTTTGAAGGTCCTTTAGACGATAGTAATAAAAAAGCTATAGTTCTTAAAAATTCCTTACGTAAATCTGCAGAGTCTTTGATTATTGCGGTCAATGATATTCAATCAAATTCTGATTTGAATATAGATTTAAAATTGAATATTGATACTAAATTTGAAAAAGGCATTTTAAAAGAATTTAGGGTTCTTACGGATGAAGGTACTACAGCAAATCTGTTATTTTCGGATTCTTTAGATGATGTTAAAAAATCTGTTGATAAAAATCGGCATAGTTTAACTAGACTTCTTCAAACTCAAAAAGAAGCATTTCAAGTTCAATTATCTGAGGATGCAAAAAAACAGGTTAAGCATTATGAAGAAAGTACTAAAAATATTAGAGAGGAGATTGATGCTTTACAAAAAAAATCAGATTTTATTGAAAGAATGAACGATATAACACAAGCTGGTAATGCAACTGTATATGCAAAAACTTTATCTCAAAATCAAGCAGATGAAAAAAGAAGTAAGATTTTTAATGAACAATTAGTTCTTTCTAAAACTATGGCAAAAGAGGAAGTTAAAAGATTAGATGCAATGGATAGAGCTTACCTGCTTTCTTCTAAAGGCAGAGAAGCACAGATGGAATCTCTTACAGAAAAAGCTAGAGAAGAAGCTGAAGGTATGGTCAGTATTTTTGATCGTTTTTTAAAATCCGATATCAGGATCGAGTTAGATATTCAATCTAATGCTCAAACAATTCTTTTAGAGTCATTAGAATTAAATAAATCTCTTTTAAATACGAAAAAGCATACGGAACAAATAAATCTTGATAAGGTATTAGGAAAAGCACTTCTTGAGGTTGGGAAATTAAAAGATTCGTTTAAAGAGTTGGATGATAAAATAGCTGATACTAAAGAAAAAGCAGAAGACAATCTGAATGAGATGTTCGATTTAGATGAGGAATCTTTAGAAGCTAATTTTGAGAGATCTTCTGATTTATTGGATAAAGAACTTGACAAAATTGCTCTTACAGCTAAAAAGAAGTTAGCTGGACTTAAGGATAATCAAAAGAAAGAAGTAAAAGCAATTGATATTGCTGCTACTCAAAAGAATGACAGTGAACAAGGTTCTTTGATTTTCTATCAGAACACTTTAGTGGAAAAGAAGAAAGCAAGTGAGGCTACTCTTAGAAATACCTATAAGATTAAAAGAAGAGAAGTTGAAATAGAAATTGAGACCAATAATGCACTCTATGAAGCTACTAAAAAATCAATTACTGAAAGACAACTAGCATTAGAAGATTTTAGAAAGAAAACTCAACTCAGTGCTCCTCAATTATTAACTCCAGATGGAGATTTCACAGGAGAATTTGAAAGACAGCTTTTAGATAAAAGAAAAGAGTTGTTAGAAGAAGATTACGCAAACAATAAAACTCATTTAGAGAGCTTGATCGTTGCAAGGGAATCCTATAATAAAAATATTAAGGATTTAGAAAAAGATCGAGTTGCTTTTATGAAGAGGTCACAAAATGCAATAATTGCGTTTTCAAATCGAGATGCTAAAAAAGGGACGGAAGAAGAAGAGTTAGATGCAAGTAGGATGGCTGCAAAAAATCAATACTTTACTGACAGACTCCGAATTTTTAGATTGAACAGCTTGGTTATGGATGCTGCTAGAAATCAAGATTTAGATTCTATGAAGAAGTATTATTCGGAAATTGATGAAATTGTTAAAAGAACAGCATCCGCAGAAGATAACGATTTAATAGATATTAGACCTGTTGAAGAAGGAGTGCTTTTAAATTCGTTAAAGAATGTTAGGAAGATTTACAAAGAAACTTCTAAAGGCATGGAAATTGATGCTGAATTAGCGAAGGACAGCCTTACTGGTCAAATAGATACAATGACTAAGGTTTTAGAAACAACTAAGGATGGTTTAATTAGTGTAGCGACTGCAATAGAAAAAGCTTTTGGTGATGAGTCTGTTCTTAGAGATTTTACAGATTCTGCAGGTGTACTATCAGACACAATGAAGGAATTAGTAGAACAGTTTTGGGCATTGAATCTTGTCCAAAGTGAATTGAGAAAGAATCAAGAAATTCTCAATAAATATTTTAATGAGGCACAGGAATATAGATCTTTAGAAGGTGCTAAAAAGAAGTTATTAGATTTTGATAAAATTTTAACGAATCTTGATTTAGAAAGTATAGATGCAGGAACCGCAAAAGGAAGGGCGACTATCGAGCAATTAGGATCTGATTTTCAAAATTTTGGAGGAGAGATTAAAGATATTCCAGAGCAATTAGCTAAAATTAAAGGTATGCCTGCAGAACTTGTACAAGAATTTGATGCACTTGCTAGAACTTTACAAAGAGATTGGACAAAAGAACTTTTAGAAGCTTCTCAATCAGGTGAAACTGCAAAGTTAGCAAGTTTATTTGAACAATTAAAACGTGTGATTGATGCGACAGGAGATTCTTCTATATCATTAGGAGATGATTTGAAAAAAGCTCAAGAAGGTATTGTGCAAGCTTTACAACAAAAATTAGATACAACAGAGTTACAAACAACTATAAAGAATCTTCGTGATACTTTATCATTTGCAGCAAGTGATTTAGATTTAGGACCTATAAAATTAGAAGCTGGGACAGCGTTAGCTAACATAGAATCAATGGATACTGCTTTAAGGCAACTTGCAGAACAAGCAAGAGTTACCCGTGCTGAAGTTAATAGCGTTGGTGGTGCAGGTGGTGGTGATGAAGTAGTAGTTCCTGTTGAGAAGAATTGGAGAGGTGGCCTTATTCCTACTCGTAATTATAGAGATGGAGGAGATGTCAAATCTTATAGTTCTGGAGGAGGGGTCTCAGGTCCAGGTACTGGTGTAAGTGACTCTGTACTTTCGTGGTTATCTAATGGCGAGTATGTAATGGACGCTTTTACTACAAAATTCTTTGGTTCTGGATTTTTTAGTAATTTGCAATCCATAGCAAAAAATAATTTAAGTATGCCTAAATTTTCGGTAGGTGGTTTAATAGATGGATTATCTCTTGCTCCTACAGGTGTGTCAAATATGGCTACTACACCTATTAACCTGTATTTAGATGGAAATAAATATCCGGTAGTAACA